TTCAAAGGGTCTAAAATTTGGTTTATACACATCAGTAGGGAGAGAAACTTGTGAGGGCTCACCTGGTAGTTATGGTCATGAGAAGCAAGACATGAAAAAGTTTGCAGAGTGGGGAGTTGATTATGTAAAGATTGATTGGTGCACTTTCAAACACACTTGGTGGCCTTTTTGGAACTATAAAAGAATCTACTATAAATTATCAAAAGCAATTCAAGAAACAAATAGACCCATGGTAGTAAGTCTGTGCAATTGGGGATTTGGTGAACCATGGAAATGGGGTCACAAAATTGCACACACTTGGAGAGTCACTTTTGACATCAAACCAAATGAAAACAGTATAAAGAGTATAGCAGAAGTTGGTGAAAAACTTCAAATGTATAATAAACCTAATGCTTGGAATGATTTAGATATGCTTGAAATTGGTAATGGAATTTCTGATGAACTTTCGAGATATCATTTTGAAGCGTGGTGTCGTTTGAGATCCCCTTTAATTCTGGGTTGTGATTTAAGAAAAATTTCAAAGGAGGATCTCGAAATAATAACAAATAAAAATCTGATAGACATTAACCAAGGAATGAATTCGTTATAAATCCTAATAATATCAAACCTTGAGGTGAGAGAGGATTTGCAAATGTTTTCTCTTCAAAAGTGTAATACAGTTTTTTGATTATACCAATTGGAAATACTGAAGTCTCATAATATTCCAAATATGAAAAGAGATCAATAAATTCTTCATATGACATATTTAAAGTATCTGCAAAATATTGGTACTCAGAAACAAGACGTTTTGGTACCGGTAAGTCATCAACCTTTTTGAGATGCTCTTTATTCTTCTTTATAAACTCAAGTTTGTTTTTGATAAGTGCATGAAAAGGGAGACATTGAAAAATAAAGATACATGTAAGAAGAATGAGGGCTATTTTTTGCTTGTTGAAAATCCATGCAAAAATTGCAAAGAGCCATATGAATAAATGAATGTATATCATTGAGTATAATTTCAATTCATACGTATTCATTTATTGTTGTCAAACATAAAAGTTACTGTAGTATACCAAGAGTCATTATGGCACCTTCTTCTGAAATACCACGACCCCATGTTCCAGATTCGTGATGTTTTACATAGGTATCTTCATTCACTTCTCCTCTCTCTTCCCACTTTATAAAAGGATTGTAAAGAAGAGTATATTGTTCTGTAAAATTTTTATGAAGTGGATGAAAAAGTTCTGGATACTTTTCTGCTAAAGTATTTATGAGCAAAGGTCCAGTGGCTTTTATTACATTTTTTTCATTTTTATTTTCTTCCAAGTACTCCCATACATGAGGCCAAAATTCATGATGAATAGGACTTGCAATTAAAGCATTTTGATATTTCTCAATAAACTCGGGACTGGGTCCAGGTGCCGCACATACTTTTCCAGTTGGTAAGAGGTGCTCAAAATTCTTGATGCACTCAAAATCCATATCCACATATATTCCACCATAATGGTAAAGAATAAAGTATCTTATTGCATCAATTCTCTTTATATTTCTATCGTACCCCATATATGTTTCATAGAACCAAGGATACTCATCCCTTATAAACTCTTCAGAATCTTCATCAGTCCACATCATGTATTCATAATCTGGAAATTTTTCAAACCATGTTTTTTGACACTGTTTCCAGACTGGGTGCCATTTTGATTTATCAGACATTGCAGTTTGATGAATTATCTTTGGAATTTCACCAGAATTGTAACTTGATTTTTTTGTTGTTGCAAAAACAATAATCAAGAAAATTATAAATATTAAGATCTGTGTCCAGGGCCACATCTTGATATTTAAAAATAATTTAATATAGAATGAAGCAGCAGAAATATTGCACCGTGGTACGCATAAAGGTTCGCAGAACCATCAGAAATCCAATTGTTCTTTATAAAGCTGCTGCAAAGACTACTATGTTTTCATTCTTTCCAACTGAGATTAATGACGTGGCTCTGAAACATATGGAAATGTCTATAAATCAAGTCATACATGGAGTCCAGGATACCATTGTTCTTGGTGCAATTGAGTCTTGTTTAAAGGCTGCTCTTGATGCATCAAATGTGTCTTTTTAGCAGTCCAATCTGGCATCTCAGCCCTTGTACAAACAACGGGAGTCATCCTCGACAATCATATTCATTTTACCAACTGAAAATATCAGGAAAAGAGCAACAAGTATTAATATTATTGTAATTGGTTTCATTTAATAGAAGCAAAGATTAATCTTTGAGCAAGAAGATCTTTGAGCAAACAATATGTTTGAGAACTTAAAAATTAACGCGCCTTATTAATAAATGCAAATCTTCGTCAAGACTCTTACTGGAAAGACTGTGACTCTGGAGGTGGAGTCTTCTGATACTATTGCAAATGTAAAGGCTAAAATTCAAGACAAGGAAGGCATCCCACCTGATCAACAACGTCTCATTTTTGCAGGAAAACAACTTGAGGATGATCGGACCATGGCGGATTATAACATTCAGAAGGAGTCTACAATTCATCTGGTACTGAGACTCAGGGGAGGTTAAAACAATGATTCTTTGTAATAATAAATGAATGGACATCTCGTATTGTACGATGAAACTACAAATGAATTGATTGGTCAGATGAAGTTTGAAAAAACAAAGAATGGAGAATATACATCAGCAATGACTTTTCGATTTCCTAGACCTACTTGGCTTGATATTGTAAAGTCAACTGTAAAGTATGTCAGTTCAGCAGCTGCAACTATTGTTCTAATGAAGGTTCTGAATTAAAAAATACCAAATAACTTTTTTCGAGGTTGTTTTCCCTTTCTCATTGCTATCTCAAGTCTCAAATTTTGGAAATAAATTCTAGTGAGATTTCTTGATTTGATTGGGATTGGATTTGCTAAAAGATGTTTTCTGTAATGTCTTCTACATACAGGACATGGTAAAACGTCAATGAAGGAGTGAAAAAAAGCTATGTACCCATCTGGAGGATTTCCATCTGGCATTTGGTCTATTACAGCAAATATGAAATCCCAGGCTGGCGGACCCCATACGTTAGGGTCCATGTTATTATATAACAATAATATTAATAATGGAAAATCTTGACTTTGGTTCGAGTGACATAGGACAACTCATATCAGCCCCTGAAAAAAAAGAGGAAATTATTCAAGAAAAAAAAGACGACTTACAACAAATGAATATGATGGAGTTTTCATCTTCGATCGATGATCTCATGCCACCGCCAGCAGATTCCATGAATAACATGGATCAGTATACAAACCCATCAAATGGTAGAGTCACTGGCATTTCTCTGGAAACTCCAGCAAAGAAGAAGGAGGAGAAGACAAATCCCTTTAACTTAACTGATGATCAGTATGATGCTGTTATTGCGGGAATAGTCGGCATCATAGTGTATTCTACATCAATCCAAACCAAACTCTCTGGTATGGTTCCAAACTTTGCAGGTATAAATGGTTCAATAGCTTCAGCGCTTTTAATTGCAGTTGTATTCTTTGCTGTAAAAAAGTACATTCTCAAGAAGTGATCAAAGAATCTGTGATGGTCTGACCACAGTACATTGAATCTTTAACAGGCGTGTATAAATTTGTATTTGTTGCAATCTGTCTGAGCTCTTTAAAATTTTGCCAAAAACCCTCAGAGTGATCATATTCATCAACAGTTGAGTGTGCCAATTCATGAAGCAATACATACATTGCTGAATTTACATCACTATCCTCATCAATTGCAATATAAATTTCATACCCCTTGTTTATATTGTATGCGATTGTATCCTCTTTCTTCTTGAGGCCTGTTATTATTGATCTATTTCTATAAATACTGCTATACTTTTCATGAAATTGCAAACCATCTGCAAATTCCCTGTATTTCTTTTTCAAATCAGATAACAATTTTGGAGGTCTGTTTAATATTATAATTACAATAATCACAAAAATAAGAAGAGTTATCAAATACTTCATCTAATATTAAAAACTAAAATAATTAATATATGAATGAGTGACTTACTTAAAGCACTGTATGCACTTCGGGGATTCACCTTATATGAAAAATACGTTATTCTCGTTGTAATTGCACACTGGATGGATAAGTACCTAAAAAGTCAACAAGATATAGAATGGGTCGAAAAACAGCTTACTCGGATGGAGGGGGAGTTGTCTTCTGTTTGTCCGCCAGAACCATCTCTTGAACAAGCTCCTTGAAAGAGATTCGTGGAAACCAACTTAGGAGGCGTCTGGCCTTTGAAGAATCGCCAATCAGAAGATCAACTTCACATGGACGTTTAAATTCCTTTGACGTTGTAACCAGTAGATTTGCATCTTTATCATACCCATCATTTCCAATCCAATTGAAAATTGGAGTTCCACGAGCTCGACAAGCCTCTTCTACAAAATCACGGATAGTGCGAGTCTCTCCAGTAGAAACCACAAAATCCTGTGGTTCAGGATGTTGCATAATCATCCACATGGCACGAACGTAATCCTTTGCGTGACCCCAATCTCTTTGTGCATCAAGATTTCCGAGAACTACTGGAGGATTATTCAATCCGAGTGTAATTTTTCGAGTCACAAAATTCTCCCCTCGACGCGGTGACTCATGATTAAACAGAATTCCAGTGTAAATCTTTAGACCATAAGATTCCCGATAATTTTTGCAGATCCAGTAAGCTGAAACTTTTGAAACCGCATATGGGCTCCTTGGGTAAAAAGGTGTATCCTCATTTTGAGGAGACTCTGAAACCTTTCCAAACATTTCAGAAGTTCCCGCCTGATAAAACTTAATCTTTTCACTGAATCCAGACTGTCTAATTGCCTCTAACCAAGAGATGACACTTACTGCATTCACTTGAAAAGTATAAAATGGCTGTTCAAATGATGTATGAACATGAGATTGTGCAGCCAAATTATAAATTTCAATAGAATCAAAGTTTGAAAAATTATTCAAAATCATGTTATTAGCCATGGCGTCACATGAATCACTCTCCATGATAGTAATCTTCTTCTCATCAATCAATTGTTGAATCCAAATAATTGACTTTAGATTTGAAGTTCGACGTTTGATTCCAATGATAGTGTATTCATGTGTCAAAAGATACTCTGCAAGATAACTCCCATCTTGTCCCGTGATTCCAGTAATAATTGCCAGTTTATTCATTCTTCAATTATAATAATTTTTAACTTTAAATGAGCAAGAAGGGTTTTGTTTATAATTCATCTCCCCAAATTATTTCATTAAACCCAAGTTGGTATTATAATTGGGGAACACAGAACCTTCCTTTAATTAAAGATATTCCATTTACTCCTATGATTTGGGGTAATGGTAATGTTAAACTTAAACTTTCACAGATACCATCAAGTGCAACTGAACTTTTGATGTACAATGAACCAGATGGAAATCAGCCAGGTGCACAATCTAATGTAAGTATACAGACTGCTCTTCAAAATTGGTCAACATTCAAAACAACTGGTCTCAGAATTGGTTCAATAGCATCCTCTCAGAATCCATTATCAAATGTTTATACACCAAATGATGGATCATCTCCTTTGACAACTTCTTATTTTGACTCTCTTTGGACACAGTTGACAAATGCAGGTATGCAACCAGATTTTATAGCACTTCATTGGTATGCTCCACCGAATGCAACTGGATTTCTAAATTGGATTGATAATATTCACACCAAGTATAAAAAGCCAATTTGGGTTACAGAAATGTGTGTAGCTGATTGGTCAGGTAAGAGTAAATTTACCACTGCTCAAACTCAAACTTTTATGGATGAAGTATTTGCTGGTATGAATTCAAGAGATTATGTTGAAAGATATACATGGAAAACAAGACCAATAAGTGATGTTTATATGGGTCAAGGAGCTCTTTTTAATGATGACGGTTCTTTAACAGCATTAGGTGAACACTATTCACAACTTTGATCACTTTGAAATTCCACCAGAGTGTAGAATAAAAATACCCAAAATAATTACACCAAGACCTATATACTGAGAAGGTTTGTTCAACTTTTCACCCAGTATAAGATATGCAGCTACACTTTCAAGAAGAGCACTCACACCATCCCACATACCATTTACATAAAGAACATTTCCACTTTTGAGGAGCTTTATTAGAAAATATATAACTGCTATATATCCAGCAGAACCTTTAGCAAAGTCAACTGGATTTCCACCTCTTGCAAAATCTTTGTAACTAAAATCTCCAAATATCTCAGCTACAGAAATTGCCAATATACCCGAAAGACTCATTTATTATAAATTGCTTTTTTAAATGAGTTGTCCAACTACAAGTAGTTGTCCCTTCAAAAACATTTTTGGAAAAGCAGGAACTGGAGTTCATTCTCTCAGAGTGGCTGATATTGCTGTTGTTGATACTTTATTAACAATTCTTGGTGCTTTTTTACTTTCAAAATATTTTAGGACTCCCTTCTTGCTTACTCTTCTTCTCTTCTTCTTACTTGGAGAATTTCTTCATTGGATATTTTGTGTGGACAGTACAGTTATATTAAAGATTAAGAGTCTTTTCTAATAAATGAGTCAGCACCATATTAGTCAAATTCACACAGAAGCAATTCCAAAGTTTTGCAAGAATTGCAAGTATTTTAAACGACCTATTATATTTTCACCTCTTCGTTATGGGGACTGTACATATTTCAGGTCAGTAAACAAGATTGATGGGACGATTGTATATCCATTGGCGGTGAATGTAAGACAAGATTATTGTAAAGATGTATTTTACGAAGAGAATATCAACCCTATTACTAAACTATGGAAACTGCTCCTCAAAAATTTCTAGACACCGAGCGCGCTCCTCCTCCGACAACTGACACCAGAGCGAGTACAGCAGTAGCATGTTGATCCCCACCCTAGGCCTTACAAACACTGGACCATTTTCCTCATTCATCACATTCAGAAGAATGAAGAAAACGTCAATGTTTCCAGCTCTCCGCTTAATCTCCAAAAACTGCCCCCAGTCCTCAATGTCCCTCTTTAAGTTTTCATCAACCTTGCGAACTTGAGGAAGAGTGTTGCAGATCCTTTCACTCAAAGCACACGGAAGATTCTCCCAGATGACAGCCATGTTGTTAGAGTCCATGGACAACTGTACACAGTTGGACAAATCTCAGAGTTGGACAAATGTGAAAAACCGACTACACGTAGTCGTTTAAGTATCGCTGAAATCACTTTGTTCAAGGAACTCGATCCTGTACACATGACTTCCATTTTTGTGAATCTTTAGATTCTGTAGACGGACATATCCCCGGCTAAAGTCTGGGTGACGCATAAGATCACGAATGAAAAGCTCACCTCCCCAATAAGGATCTGTGATTCGAATATCCTGTTTATTCTTAAACTGCAAGTCACTCACTGGAATGATATCCTCTGGATCTTCCATAACCGGGAGGAATACACAGAAAGTCTCCCTTTGAACATTTTGTCGCGGATCTTTTGATGCAGGGAGCATGGCACAGTCTTGTCCAAGAAATTGCATGTCAAGTTTTTTGAGACCTCCGAGATGAAATTGGACATTGAGTAGAACCTTTCCCTTTCCCAATAGAACATCACCTTTTTTCAAATCACTGATATGCACAAATGAACGATTTGCCATGATGACACGTGTATCCGGGTGAAAGGCAGGAAAGTCCATCGAGATTATAAACTCGAGTGTTAAAGTTTACAGATACTTGTTCACAAGACATGGAAATTTTAAAAGAAATTTCAAAAGAGATTTATGATGCATTGGGTTCAGGTCATACAGAATCGATTTATCAACATGCGTTTGAAACAGAATTACGCATTCGAGGGATAGTCTACGAGTCTCAAACAGTCGTACCAATTACTTACAAAGGTTTTAATGTAGGTTATGGATTTGCTGATATTGTAGTCGACGATGCAGTCATTGAGCTTAAAGCTATATCTAAACTGCGTCCACAAGATAAGACGCAGGTTATGAATTATATGGAGATGTTGGATATTCAACTAGGTTATCTTGTGAATTTTGGATCTTCAGGTGGAGTTGAGTTTATAGAGGTATCTTTATAAAATCTTTGTGATCAACACCTATGATTTCTCTTTTTCCATAAATACCAGCCATATAACCAAATGTTGAAAACCCATTGAAACTTCTATCAACTATACCACCCGCTGTAAATGCTATGACTGGACACATACTCAAAAGAAAAAATTCAATATAAGGCGTAGGATTTTTAGAATCAAGCATTGAATGTGCACAATTTTTTATATATTTTATACGTTCTCCATATTTCTCTTTCAAGTTTCTTTTTACTTCAAGAGTATCTGAAGTTAAAAATATATTAGAATTTTCTGGAAATTTTTCTATGAGTTTGTAAAATTGTTCTATGGGGACTGGTTTCATCTCATCGGTTTCATAAAATGTTCTTATTGAAATTCCAAGTTGTACATCAAACAAAAGTTTAATATGTTCATCTTTTATCAAGTTTTGAACAGGTGTTATTCTTGATCTTATAAGATGATGATCATATTTTGCAGTATTGTTATTTAAATAAATACCA